GCCAGCCATGGTAATGTGCCCACCTGGAAAGCGCTTGTATAGTACCTTGTTACCTGCATCTCGAGATCTTGGATCCTTGATTAGGTCCTTAAATACCTCACTGTCTCTAAGCATGGGTGACAGCCGATCCGTAGACCAACTCTCAGCCATCTTTTCAGTCGGTTGTACTACCAGCATTGGTGCCGGGTCCTGATGGATATAGTATCCCACTATATTATTGATGATTTCGGTCTTACCGACTTGCGCCGATGACATCACCACTACGGTTTCAATAGCAGGGTCATTTACTGCATCCATAATTGCACGCTGATATGGCGCTCTGGCAGTATTCCAGCTGCCCGGTTCTGCAGAAGATTCACTCGATAATTTGCGGTAACAATCTGCCCAGTCACTTACCTTTAGCCTTGGTGGCGGTGTCAGTCGGCTCTTGATTATTCCAGTAACCTGATTCTTCTTCATCTTCTTTGCTGAGCTCCGTTAAAGCATCATATATTTCGTCTTCCAAAATCTTCTCGATTTTAGCAAAATCACCTACCGCAGCAGCAAGAGACCTGACCAATTTGCTTGGTATGGCCAGCATCCTAGAGCGGAAGGCAATAACCATATTGCTCCAGGTAAATTCTACTTCAGAAGCCTCCAGATACTTTTCTTTCAAAACCTCCAGCTCCAACTCAGCTTTTTCTGCTTGGGCTCTTAGTAGCCTTACTCTCTGAGTATTTATGTCGTTGCCGGCAGAATTATTGGAAGTCTGATTATTCTTAAGGTATTGCTCATAAGATTTTATGCATTGCACCAAATCGTATTTACCGTTAGCCGGCTTCGGCAATATCCCTGCCTGTGCTAATTGCTGCACGCGCCTTGTACTCAAGCGCAGGGCTAATGCAATATCTGATACCTTGTGATTGAAATTGTTCATGTTTCATTACTTGTTTTAATTTGAACCCGTGACAATTTGTCACGGGTTTATACGAAATTCTTTGGTTCAAACTTTCATTTCGTCATTTCACTATTGAATTACGTTTAATTTCGCTCTTTTTTGCCTTGTAAGGTGCATACTAAAGCCATTTAATGTCAAAAGCGAAGTGAAATGCAAAATATTTTTTTGTCGCTAGGAAAGGGGCGGGGTGGCCAGTCACCCAGGGTTGCAAAGCCCAGGAAGTACCTTAAATACTGGGATACGGGATAGGTATTGTAGCCAAAGTGTCCTGCTTGATCACCTGGCTGTCCTGAGTGCATAGTCGAACCATTTGGTGAATACCCTATCAAAGTCTTTATTAAAGCTGCTTACAGCCATTTGCTTGAATCCAAAGCGTGGCTTGATCTTTGCCTGTGGAGTGAGACTATATAGTTTTTTCAATTGTTGATTACTAACCCTCTTATAGATACCTCTACCAAGCCTAAATACTGTCCTATCCCCCTGGCTACGTTGCAAGCCTTTAGAACTTCTCTGCCATTTTGGAATATGCTCAGTTGGTACTGCCAGATTTCCACCATGATAGGCTTTTTTAGTTCCGCCTTCTTCTTGGATATGAGCAAAATGCGCCTTGGTATAAACGCTAGCAACCAAGTTATCTTTAGCTGCAAAGCTGACCTTGATGCCTGTTCTAACCCTCGGACTCCACCAGTTAATCCTATTATCGAATATGCTTGGAATCTTGGCACAGATATGCCTTTGAGCTCCTACTGCTAAGTCATTCAGCGTTTGCTTTAAGGCGTATGGTAACTGCTTCTTTTCCATTGCATCCATATGCTTAGCTATTCTGTCTATATCAGCTCTGATGTCTAAGTTAAAAGTCATTGCACAGGCCTATATTTGGTGCCCTGTAGCATCGCTGCTATGCCGATAATAACGCCATTACCAACATTGCCGGTGCGGGTTATAACAGGCCTGACGTATCTCTTATCCCCTATGTATCCGGCTATGAAAGACGTGTTAATATCAGGGTTAGCTTTAACATGCGCAAAGGTGCCGGTAGCAAGCATTCCAGGCAGGTTACCTAAGACTTCCTCATCTCTGCAGGCTACGAAGTTAACATTATCGTTTGAATGCATCAGCTTGACTTGCAAGTGGTTATTATCGTCAGGCACATTACCGCCATCCGCAGCCCCAACTGTTACTACAAAACTTGCGCTATCAAAGCCTGTGACATCTAACGCCACAATGTCCGCCTTATCGGCATTAATTGCTATTGGCGCCAGTAATTGCTTAAACCGGCTATTGCTTCTTTCTTCTCTGATGATTGCCATGTAACCCCCGTTAGGTATATTTTTCCATTATTACAAAACATTATAGCATAAAGTAACCTTAGGTGCAATAGCTTTTTTAAAAAATAATTTAAGGTTACTTGTAGTTGCCTGCGTTGTTCCTGTATCTAGCATAAACACTGGCTTCTTCTTTTGAGGTAAGTTACTTACTTGATAATTATCCACATGTATTTCCTGTAAAGTTAGCGTATTGTACGATAAATCTCGATTAAATCATCCAGTGCTTCACGCAGCCTTACGCTACCAGCTCCCTTTGGCCACTGCGGGATTTGCGATTGTTCAAACTTACATAATGCTAGCTCATGCAAGCAAAAATGTTCAAGGATTTGACGAGACTTGGTATTCAACCTGCCGAATACCTTGGCATGGTGCTGCATAGCATCTACCTGTGCGTCGAACTTACCCGTTCTGCTGAAGTTTTTCTCTGCTGTTATCTCAACAAAGCCCCTGCAGTTTCCACTAAACAGCCGCTGGTAGTTGCAGATCAACCGATCTGCTGCCCTGTATTGCTCCTGGTTAACCCCACGACAGTTTTGTAAAGGTAACCCTCTTGATACATCCTCAAGCCAGCAACGATAGAATTTTGCTATTGGCCTCTTGTCGTTTCTGTTTGGTTCTATTTCTATTTTCTTTGCATAGTTCATTTTTTCCTCGCTGATGGTTTGCTGTTAGATTTTTTATTTTTTAAATGCAGAGGCAAAATGTATTTAACGGCGTGCATTTTAAGATGCACGCTTATATATTTATATATATAGAAAAATCTGCATTTTGGCATCTTGCTGTAACCCTATTAGATATGCGCCTTCCAGGGCGGTTCCAAAATGCATCTGCACTTTGGACCCGTCTGCACTTTGAGCCTCCTCTGCAGCCAGCTTATATAAAGGCTTTGCGGGTAGTTTCAAAATGCAGATGCACTTTGAATGCACTTTGAAATTCTGCATCTTGACTGCATCTTGAAACCACCTTAATTCATGTTTTATTAATTTATTATTGTTGGGCATTTTCTACCTTTAATTCTTCTAATTCAACTTGCCAAATTTCAGGATTAATCATCTTTTCTTTTTTGCCGTCACCATCGCGTTTATAATGAGTAGGTAATATTATTTTGTAGACTTCAGTAATCTCACCGGTTTCAGCATTGACAAATTGACCGGAGCACATTTTCATCCCTTCAGCGCACATAAAGCCAAAGCTTGCGTTTCCATCAATGACAAGCGGTAGGCCATAAGCTTTTGGATTGTCAAAAAACTTGATCCAGCCTACTGTTGCAGCTACCGAACAATCATCATAAATAGCTCTTTTACCTCCCAATTCCTTATGATTCTGAAACTTTTGGGCAAACTGTTTCATCAGATAGAATTTACCCTTTAGGGCTTCAGATTTAAGCAATTCGAGTATTACTTGAATCCTACGTTCCCGCTCCCTGTCAAACAGGGCGCCCTGCTTTTTGAAAGCTATCCTTTTATCTGAGGTATTCTCCTGCACCCATATGCCATTCTTTTTACTCAGAATTTTAGTTGGGATATTGGGGCCATTACGTAGCTCAAAGATCAGATGTAAGTCGTTACTTTCCATCTCCGGTTTATAAAGCAGCGCGCCCGTAGAGTAATAGCCGCGCAGGCTGCTTGCACCGCTGAAAGCCTGAAATGGGTCTTCATCAAGCGTAGTAGCGCTAATCTTCTTGGTATGATGTGCTAGTACTATACCTGCATTTGGGTTTACAGCGTCTCTTAGAGCTTCTATTCTCTTCTGCAGAAAAAACATCATGGCATCATTCTCATTCTCCGTAGCCCCGTTTCTGCCACCGTCAAATACATTGCGTATGGGGTCAACAGCGATGATATCAGGCTTATCAGGAAAGACCTCCAATATGTGCTCAGTTAAATCTTTGACAGCTTGCTCATTGAGCATTAGCTTAGTGTTTGGTGTTATGTAAAGATTCTCTTCCGCCAGTTCAATTAGTATCTCTGGCAGTTGCATACTCTGCAATCGTTCCCTCAGGTAATGGTACCCGATCTCTGCCTGAAAGTAGAAGACCCTGAGGGGTCTTGGTGGTGCAAAGCCAAGGAACTCTTTACCCGCTGCCATATGTACAAATAGAGACAGTAAAAAATCACTCTTGCCGACTTTGGGAGCACCGCCAAATACAAATATTCCGCCAGGTGTTAATACGCGTGGAGCAATAATATCTTCCGGTAGTTTACTTTCGTCTTTTAGGTAAGTCTTCAAGGAGAAGCTCCTTATAGTGGGGGGCCTGTTATCTGTTTTATCAGCCTTTTTTACTTCTCCATTCTCATGTACGTGCTTCTTCCATAAGGCGGCTACCATAGGCTTAAGGCGTTCTATTGGCCATGGAGGAACTACGTTAGCTTCGTTGTAGGCGATAATCTCCTCCAGAGCTTCCTCCTGCGTGACTAAACCGTCGTGGTATCTCCTCAGCCAGTATCCGATAATACGCTGCAAGTTGGCAAAGCGACTACATTCTCCGTTTCCCCCTTCATGGATTTTATTAGTCATTACCTCATCTAAAGAGGGGGCAGCAGCACTGTCGTTATTTGTTACTTTAAGGCCGTTTGAAGAGTCCTTATTGTTTAACGTAGGAAGGTAGCTTAAACCCTTTACAAGCTCTTGTAGGTCATATTCTATGCGCGTATATGATCTAATCTTTACTGGCTTAGCGTTACCTCCTTTGTGATAGACCGATCCTGCTACTCTGATAGGCTGATGAGCTGATTTAAAGTGTGTATCACCCCCAAAAGCTAAAGCTATTTTGTGGCGCAAATCTACCAGAACCCGCAAATCTTCACCGCTCACAGCCTCAAGGAGCTGCCAATAAACATGCAGTTTGGGATAACCTTCTTTGGTGATACCACCAGACTCTACCACCATGGTAGGCTCGCCTATTACCTCAGTCATTTCAAGCAGCTTACTTTCCGTATTACCTTCGTCTATATCGATTAACAATACCTGCATTTCCATAACATCAACGCTGCTTGCTCTACCTGTTTTGCTAACAGTACCCGGTATCACGTAAAAGGCTGCTTCTCTGCTATTTGCTGCTTCAGCAAAAGCTACGGCTTTTGGCAAAACATCGTCATCAGCCGGAACCCAAACGTTGGTAATAGGACTGCTATAAGGGTTGCCTTTCTCAGGAAAGGAACGCAAGGGGATAAGACCGCTTGAATAGCCAAACACTACCCAAAAATAGATTTTTAGGTCACTCTCTAGTGACGTAATTTTAGTAGTCATGTCTCCTCCCAACATTCCTCTTTGTGTGGACAGAACTTGCACCCATAGATATCACCACTTGCAAAGGCTCTAGGAAGTAACTCCCCAGCTTCAGTTGCCCTAATGATATTCACCGCCTTATCACTCATTCTTTGCGCCAGTTCTCCATCAAAAGAGACAAGTTCGTGATATAGCTCAGAGGTATCCTTATTGACAGCAGTAAACAGACAGGGGTTTTGTGATATTCCAGGAAAGTTTTCTTCCATGTAAGCCTGATAGAGAGCTATTTGAGCAGCATAAAGAGGCTTGGATAGTACCAACCCCCTCTTAGCCGTCTCCTGCCA